ACAACCCTGTAATGTCGTGAAATGTTAATGTCGTTGTTGAAACAATATCTAGTTTAGTTGTTTGTTGAATTTGTAAAACTTTACCATTATCTGTTGGAACAGCAAAAGTATTATCACCTCGTAGAAATGTTGTAGCATCTTTTGTTCCTGTAGCTGATAACTCTCCTACACCCACACTACCACTTGCTGGATTTACTGTACCCACAGCCTTACCCATATAAACAACATAGAGATCGTCAGAGCTAGTCAAAGCACTTGCCATAGTCAATGAAGTTCCAGAAGCTGTGTACGCAGTTGTCGGCTCTTGTATTACATTATTAAGAACAACTCTTAATTCATTTGCATTTGTTACCGATTGAGAAAGTGTATAATTTGCTGTAGCGGAAGTTGTAATATCTTGCTTTACAAACGATTGAAATGAAGTTGTTGGAGCTGGACCGATATATCCCATACTATGTACTTATTGCATCTACTACACTAACCCAAACATCAAGTGATGAGGCGGTATCAGAAATTACTTTTAAAGCATCTCCTGATTGTACAACAAATTTTGCACCACCATCCAAGACTTGTAATGCTGATCCAGAGGGAATAGATACATCCTTTACTAAATGAATATCATTACTGCCATCATTAATATAACAGGAAGCTGTGATCGCACTTGTCGTTACATTAGCCAAACTAATTCCCACAATAGTGTCGAAAGAGTTAGCGGTCAGAACTGTGGTAGCTCCTGTGCCTACATTGTTACTCGTAAATCGTCTAAAATTTTGTGCCATATTTCTCCTTTATAAAGCTATACTCATAGCAATAGCAAACCCAGCTGAAACTTCTCCGTCAGCTCCGTCAGACCCAGCAGCTCCTGTTGCACCCGTTGGTATACCTAATGTTAAATTTAATTGATCACCACTTACACTTGCTGACCCTGTAGCACTTGACCCTGCTGACAATGTGTTTGTTGTTAATGAAACTGTGCTTATACCCTTACTTAACAAAGTTAAATCCGTACCACCTGTATTGTAGCCAATGACCTTATTGGCATTATCGGAGGCTGTATCGTTATAGGGTACAGTTAGGCTTGGTGCTGTTGATCCTGTTACAAACTCAGGTAACTGTAATGTTCTGTCAATCTTTTCTTCAAACTGTTGCAACACCATAATAGTGTTATCAAAATCTGTTTCTAATGATGCAGCTGTAAATGAAGCTCCTGTAGAATAAACACTTTCCCTTGATAAAGGTTTGTTAGCGAGGATGGTTAGTTTTTGTCCTGAAGTTGGAGCTGAAGAATAATCAACTGTTCCTGTTCCGTCAGCGGCTATTGTTACTGAATAGTCTGCCGATAGAGTCTGTGTTGTTTCGCCAAGAATTACTTTTAGTTCTGAGTCAGTATTAATCTGAAAACTAAACGCAAAAGCAGTTTGGCTACCATTGGTTGTATATTGAACCCTGCGGTTTGTATCGTTAATGTTAAATGTTGCCATGTAATTCTCGCTTATAATATTTATACACTATATGACTCATATTATCAATCCTAATCTCCATAGAGCAATTCTAGACTTTTAAATACTTTATTTTGGTTTTGAATGTTTTTTAAATTTTCAAATGTTTCATAAAGTTCAGGAAATAATTGTGGATTATTTCTTATTTCATTAGCTGCATTTTCTCTTTTTATATCCCAAACATTTTTTAAATATGTATATTTTTGTTCATTTGTTCCGTTCTGATACTCAGTAGTTTTCATAACTCTTCTCATAGAATTTTTAAGATTAGTATTCTCTTTATAAAGTTTATTTCTTCCATTGTCAGAAATTTGTCCATTCTCATCCATCTCTGTCCATAACATATTAAAATAATCTTTTTGATTTTTATTAAGTTTTATACCATCAATCTGATCAACATCCCAAGTTAAAGCTAACGATTTGTCTGAAGGAGATAGAGCTAAATTTAATATTTCTTTTTCTACATCATCAGGAGCTGAAGTTTGTATTCTAAAAGGAGAAAAAACAGCCTCATAACCAAAAGCAATATGTTCACTAGCTCCTATTGGTTTGTTAAACATCCCTCTCTGCTCGTAATATCTATCATTGTACTGTGGATTTTTTGTAAACATCTGCCTTCTCTTATCATGAAATGCCTTATAAAAAGTTCCCATTTGTTGCCTTTCATAAATTGAATAATCATAAGTTGTATCTTCTCGCTCTGGTGATTCAGACCTTTCATAACTTCTGTAAAAACTACTTGCAGGAGGTGGTAAATCACCCAAAATTGGAACTTCATACTTATTAGCATAAGATAGAAGGGTATTACCTAAAGGTATTCCTAAAGGATTTGTTATACTTAAAGTTGTTCCGATAACCTCTGCTGACTTACCGCCAAGCCATTCTACAAATGCTTCTCCTTGAGTTTTGTTATGACCCATAAATATTTTATTAAACTCAGCTACACCTTGCATAAAAGGTTGGTCACCTACATAGGTAGCCGCACTCATTGCCATCATTGTAGCCATAGCTTCTAAATCATCAGCACCTAATACAGAAGCATATTGATTGTAATCTGCTCCCATAGCTAATAAACCTGATATTGGATCAAGTCTAGTAAAAGGTGTATATTTATAAGAACCATCTTCCTGTTTTAAACCAATAGCATAATTAGGAATATTCAGATCTCTCATTAATTTCCTAACTTTATAATCAGGATGTGGTCCACCTGTAATAATTACATTATCACCATGCGCACCTGAAGCCATAGAAGCAAACTGCATTACTATAAAACTTCCGGTTGTTACTTTAGCTAATGCTTTATCAAACTCTCTACCCTGTCCTCTGCTTAAAGCATCTACCACAGGAAAAATGTTAAATGAGTTATCAAAAGTTGTTTTAGCAACATTAATCGGTGTCTTAACAAAAGGAGCTAAAAAATTTAAAATAGGTAATCTAAACACTTTAGATATTTTTGAGGTGACAGGGTCTAATGGTTGTTGAAATGTTATTTTTTGTGCATGAGCATCCGCTCTATTTAAAAAGTCCATTGAAAAATATTTATTAGGATTTGCCATGTATTGTTTAATTAAATCATCCCCTTGTTGTTTTGCTTGGTTTATTGGAACACCTCTTGCAATATCTTGAGCAATTTGTGTATCAGAAATTCTAAGTGCCTCTTCATATAAAAAATGTCGTTTTGATAAAAACTTAAAAAAAGTATCCTCTGCCGATAGAAAACGAGATGGCATTCTTGTTAATATACCTAACATATTCATCATTGCTTCAGGACCTCTTCCTTGATTTAGTTGATCAAAAACATCTAACATATTATCTGTGCCTTCAGTTCCTGGTATTTTTATTGCTGGTTGTCTTTTGAAATCAAATTTTGTTACTGTGTCAGCACCTTCACCTGTAATCATAATTTTACTAAATAATTGAAATGCTTCTTTTAAAGAATTTAAACTAGCTAGTTCAGTATGCTTAGCTGCTCTAAAACTAACTCTATCATTCATATTTGGATTAAAACCCATAACCTTACCGACTTTAGTTCGAACATGACCTATACCACTAGCTAACACATTATCTATTTTATCTTTACTCATATGCACTACAGTACCTAATGAATTAACTACATGAGTTGGAAACGCACTTAATAAAGAATTGTAATAAAGTTCCATAACAACTCTGTAACCGCCTCTAGTTGTATCAAACATTTTTTGGAAAAAACTCTCGTCCATTTGTTCACTTACTTTAATTAGTTCATCTAGTTCAAATCTTGTATACAGTTTTGATACTTGGTCCATAGTAATAGCATCCATATTATCTAAAGGTAATCTAGCCAAACCCCTAAATAAATCATTAAATGACAGGTCTTGTACTTTTCTACCATGTCTAGCAAACGCAACTTTTCTTGCTGATGTACTTGTTTCTTCTGAAATAGAGTTAGTTACTTTATGCAATATTCTGCTATGTATAATCATATTTTTAAATAGAGCTTGTTTTTCTCTAAGTGTTTGTTGTTTAGGTACTAACTTATGTAATGATTGTATTTCAGCTCCTAGATTAATTGAGTTCATAAGATTTATAACATAATGTTTTTCTGACATTTGTTTGGTTTTGTTATATTTCATCGCAGCTTTTAGAGCATCTTGAATATCCTGTGGTGAAGCATTTTCAACAATTTCTTTTACACTCATTTTTTTTGAAACAACTTTTCCGTAAGTTTCTTCTAAATCTTTTACTAGTGCTTCTAGCGAGGTAACATCTTCTGCTGCATCTTCTTTGAGTCGTCCAAGAAATTTTGAATAGTTAGATAGGTTTTCTTGACTTCCTTCTTTTAAAACTATTTTTAAAGGGTCTTTTAATGTTTTAGAAATATCTTTAGCTACACTAATATCTCCTTGTATTATTATTTCATCACCCTCTATAATTAGTTTTGATGAAGGGTCTGCGTAATATGCTTCCTCTAATTTAACAGCCTTACCAACTTGTTTTTCAGTAAATGATTTAAGTATGCTACTAATTTTACCCATTACTCGTTCTCCATAGAAGTTCCTGTTTCAAGTAATGTTATACCACCTAAAGAAAGCAAAGGAAGTTTACCTTGCATAAATTGTTTAAATACATTTTCTTTTGAATCGTTAGTAAGTTGTGCAGTAACATCTATTCTTTCTTCTAAAATATCAATAAATGTTTTTGGTTTACTTACTAAACCTGTTCTATCGCCATAGTTAAACCATGTTAATGCCTGTGCTTCAGCAGGTTTTATTGATAGATTATTAGCTACTTTTTTATATATATCTGAGAATATTTTATATTCCGGTTTGTATGATATTTTATTTCTTGCTTGTGTTGCAAAAGAAGCATCAATCATATCAAATGTTAATTTAGATGGATTTTTTTTGTACTGTTTTTGAAACTTAGGTAATATAAATTCTATCGGAACTTTTCCAGGTTTGAGATCATTAAGTACAAAAATTACAGCTCTTATAGCATGAGAATCAACAGTAACACCATTTAAATTACCTTGAACATTTTTTGCAAAACTATATGGCTTTGGTTGTGTGTTTACATTTAAACCTTCGGCTGCTACTGCATCTACTAATTTTCTGTGTGTACCTCCAGGACTTATCATCATAGGGTAACCTTTTTCAGATATTCCCTTTTTACCTGTTTTGGGATCAACAGTTCCAGGACCAATAACTGAATCAACAGGAATTTTTGCTGTTTGTTTTGCAGATACAAGAGAGGCAGACCTTAAATTTTCTTCTGTTGCTGATTTAGGACTTGTTGCTGCATAATTTAAAGATAACTTTTCTAATTGTTTTTTGGCTACATCTTCTGGTATTCCTAATTCTGTAGCTTTATCTATTAAAGGCTGGGTATTATAAAAAAATTGTTCATTACTTCCTACTTTATCTTTTAATTTATTAGCAATCGTTAAAGCTATTTCATCACTAAAACTTTCTAATTTTTTTGCTCTATTATTTTTTGGAAATGGCTTTGTTTCATCTATACTTGGTGTTTCTATTTCTGTCTGGTCTGCGGTTTGTGTTTTATAATTTCTATTAAAAAATTGTTCACCGCTTGGTTGCACTCTATCTTTCATAGGAAGTTTCATTTGTTCTGCTCTTATGTCTACGACCTGTTTAATTTTTTTATTAATATTTATTACATCACCTTTATCAAAGTCTAATTTAGATACACTTGTGTCAATATCGGCTTGTTCAATAATGGATTGTGCCAATTCACCCTCAGGATTTATTGCTGAACCAACAGATTGCTTATCAAGTAATTCTTTAATTTCTTTTTCTAAATTTTCTGTGTTCTGATTTATTGCTGTTGGATCACCTTTTTTAATAGATTTTATAACAGTAGATATTGTTGGTACTAAAGCCTCAATAGGTAAATCAGCTAGAACATTTTTTAATCTTCCTTCAAATTCACTATCATCAGGATTTGTCATTAGCTGCTGTAATACAGGAAAATCTTCTGGGTCTGCTCCCATAGCAATAATTGCGTCAGCTAAATTTTCATCTGTAGCTTCGTAACCTGTAAATGTTGATGCAAGACTTCTTACCGCATCCTGACCAAATGATCCAAGTTTTGCAGTTTGAGAACCAAGTTTACCTATAGCCAAAAGTTTTCCTAAACCTAAAAATGAACCAAAAAATTTAGATGCTTCATATCCAAAAGTATTCACTTTATATTCAGGGTCAAACTGAACAGCCTCTCTTGCTTGTTGCATAAACACAGAATCATCAGGTAAGACTAAATCTAATGGGTTAACTATGCCTCCTGCGAATAAACCTTTACCAATACCTTCTACAAATTCACCTGTAGCTTTTAAATCTTTTTTTGTTCGTTCATTAAGTTTTAATCGTTCAAGTATACCATCCACACCATCTCTTACTTCATCATCAAATGTATCTAAAAAAGATTTTTCTTTAACTGTAACATATCCATCTTTTAGAGTTGGTGTCAGAACTCCCCCTTTTTGTTTTAATTCTATCTCATCAATTATGATGTCAAACATATCAATATCTTTATTCATTACCAGACTCCAGCTGTTTAATTCTTTCTCTTACTTTTTGTATAATATTTGTAAATGTAGTTGAGGTTAATCCTGTTTCTTTTTTACTTTTTACTATTCTAGATAATCTCATATTAAATTGTTTATATCTTTTCTCAAAATCTTTATAAAATTCTAAATTATCAACAATATTCATATCATCAGAAAGAATTCCAGAATCACGCAAAATACTTGATACACCTGCTATATCAGAAATTACAGATGCAGTTGCTTTAGTTGCCTGTTCCTCTAACTGACTTTTAGTAATGAATTGAGGTAATCCCTTAACTACTTGTTGATAAGCTGTAAAAGGGTCAAAAGGTTCTTGTTTTAATTTTGCTTGTTTTGCTAATTGGCTCATACCTGCTTCTATTGTTTGTTGTCTTACTAGTTTTTCTTGCTCTCTTTCTTTAATATGAACTACTTTTGAATAATCAATGGCAAACTCAGGATACAATTTTTTTAATGCAGGGTCAGAAACTACCTTTTGTTTAAAATCTTGTATTTCTGTCATTTGTATATCTAATGCTTTTTTACTATATTCTTCCCATTGTTCTGCTGTAAGTTTTGATAAATTATCTTTGATATCGGTAAATTCAAGTGTGCCATTATTAACTTTTTTATTTAAACTATTAGTTAATATTTGATCAACATTAATACTAAAACCAGCAGCTATATCGGCAATGTTTTCCTCATATTTAACAGCTGCATCTCTATCAATAATTTTAAGTTTTTGTATAGTGCTTGTAATATCATTTGGAACATCCATACCAGGTGTAAATTGATTAAAAAATCTATTGAGATTTTGTTCTATTTTATCTTTACTTAAATTTATAAGTGTTGCTGTTTGTTTGCTTTGAATAGAGTTTTCATTATTAATTTCAGAAAGTTTATTATTTATTTTATCAACATAATTACTTTTTGTGCTAGGTGATAACATACTGTATAAACTTTTCATGTAAGGGTTTGTCTGCTTAGTATCAATTAAAGTATTTAAATCTAAACCTTGCTCTTGATAAAATTCAACCATACCTCTTATGATTGATTCATCAATTCTCTCTTCACCATTTTGAATAAATTTTAATTTGTCATTTGCATCTAAATTACTATTCATAATTTGTTGTGAAAAACGATTTTTTAAATTTGTTAATTCTGTAACGATAGTATTAGGTGGTTCATTTCTTATAAAAGTTTTTAAAACAACAGGAATAGAATCAATCTCTTGTTCAGTATTTAAGATTAATTTAAGCTGTTCATTTTGCTTTTGTTTTTTTATTACATCTGCTGCATAACTAGAATAATAAGAATTAGTTAGTTGTGACAATCTTGCTTTTGTATTTATGCCTGTTTGAGCATCAATCTGTTTTAATTTAGATGTGTAGCCAATAGTAATTGCATCTAATCCATCAGCAACCTGTTCTATTGATAAATTATTTATCTCTGCATTTGTCATATAAGTTTGGTATTCTTTTGATGCCTCAATTTCTATTTCACTTTGTAGAGCCTGAAATGCTGCTTTACGAGCTGCCTTACCTTTAGCACCATAACCAAAACGAGCTGTTATGTTTTCACCTTCCTCCATTTTTTGTAATTCTTTTAATGTTATAGGATTAGTAGCTCCATAAATCTCCCCCTCTTCTACTGCTCTTGTTTGCATTTCCTTAAAAAAGAAATTGGTCATTTGATTTAGATTTTGTGACAATGCGGACATTCCAGATTGTGCCTGGTTATATACACCCATCTCTGCCTCTGACGATGGAGAGTAGCGAGGACCTAGAAATTGTCTTTGTAATGTTTTTCTTGTTGCCATTATAATGCTACTCCTGGAGTACCGCCAAAAGCCGATCCAAATCTAGCAGACATTGGTACATTTGTTGTTCCAGCTGCACTTATGCCTTGGAAAGCACTAGCTGAATATCCTGTTGATGCACCCATATTTAATCCACTAAACGCACCAGATAAACCAACCTGTAATGCTGCCATACCCAAACCACTTAATGCCTGACTTCTGGCTTGAGCTTTTGCCATCTGTCCTCTGTACTCTAAATAACGAGCTTCCCTATCCGCTTTTTCTACAGCTAGTAAAGCCTCTTCTTCCTGTATATTTACATCTAGAGCAGCTGGTCTTAAAATCTGTTGTTTACTTACAGTATCAACAGAACCAACAAAAGGATTTACTGCGCTTGCATAACCACCAGCTATGTTACTAGCTAAAGCTACCTTTGCTCGTCTTAATATTTCATTCGCCTTTTCTTGTGCAGTTACCGCTTCTATTCTACCTTCTAATCTTCTGTTTCTCGCTTTAGCTTCGTAGGCTTGTTGTTGAATCTTACCACCAGCAACAGTTGCCTGATATTGTCGGTAAGCTAAAAATAAACCAATTCCACCAAATACTGCTGAAGCACTCATTGACTACCACTCACATTGTATTCTAAACCAAGTAATGTAAAAAACAAAGGCTTAGTCTGGGTTATTTCTAATTGTACTTCGCTACTATATCCAAGTATCGGAGTGACTCTTTTACGACCAGAAAAAATAGTTTCGGCTGAATCAAGAGTATACGGAAACTGTTTTAACGGAACTTCCTTGCCATTGATAGCAATATTCTGAGTTTGAAATAAAATAGGACTAGCATCTACAATTCTTTTCTTTCTACCCACCATAGTTCCAGAAGGTAGTTTAGGTTCAGCTGGTAAAGTCTTGGCAACTACATCATAATGTAAACCTATCTCTACATAGGTTGTTGGCACTTGATCTATAGTTATTTGCCCTGACGAAACAGTTTTCGTACCCAAGAATATATCATCTCTAATAACTTCCACAGTTTCTCCTTCCAGGTGCGTAAGACCTGTAACTGTCGTTGAGGTAGGCTTGCTCCCATCAGCAGACCCATCAAAAAGCTGGAAAGAAGCATCAGTAGTTCTATCGTCATCTAAAATCTCCACATAGTATTTTGTTGTTGAATTAATTGTTCTTTTAACAATAACATATATATCGTTAATATCTACACTACAATCTTCAAAAGTTCCGTCAGTTATAAATTCACTTGGTGCAACAACTTTCTGTGTTCTGTGTATTGAGTATGCTGCCATAGTGCCATCCTGTCCATTAACAATAATTAACAAATCACCATCGTCAGTAGAGGTTGCTCTTCGAAATGTCATCTTTACAGGGGTTTTTAGTAAGTGGCTAGATAGCAAAGATATGTTGTTTGATTGATAAGATAACTCAACATCACTAAATAGAAATTCTCGTAAGGCTTTCCCTGATCGTTGCAAAAATATAGTTCCCCCTTCCGCAGCCACAGGCATAATATTTTCTTTTGATCCGGATTTAGTCGCAGCTTTAATTGTAAGATTGCCTGGTGTTATTGGTTGTCCTTCACTTTGCTGGACAAAAAATTCTGATCCACTTGAAAAAATCTGCAAATCTCTCCCACTTCTTAAACCTGTAATTGCGTTTACTGCATCTGAAGAAAGTATAGCAAAGATTGCGTCATCATCCAAACCTTCGGATTCTTTAAAATTAAAGAAATCTCCAACCTTACTGCCAAATAATGTATTAGGTAAACTTTTAGCACCACCAAAATATAGACGACCTTCATGGAATGTTCCTGATTTAGGATACCCTCTGTCTGTTGACCACACATCTTCATAACCAAATTCTATCTCATAATCACCACTTGCTATGGCAGAGGTATTAAAAAAGGGTACTTCCACATTAGTTTTAACTTTTGTAGCTGATTCAAATTCTATGATTCTAGCTCTTCCAAAACCATTTAGTGAATTAATAAATTGTCCGACCTGACTATCAATAGAAAAAGTTGATGTGTTGTCTGGTTGAGTAGTCCAAGCCTCACTAACAGTTGCTACTTTTGTAGAGCCTACATAATCAGATATAATTCTATTTTGTCCTGCCCCTGTACCACCTGTAATTCTTATTGTTGACCCATTGTATATGTCATTAGTAGCCACAGCCGAACTATCTAAAGTAATAGTATCTGATCCTCCAGCTTGAGCTGTGTCGCTTCTTCCTTCATGGAATATACTTGCAGAGGCAGTTATGGTAGATGTGCCATCTATTGAAGAAGGTGTTATTGTTCCTGATGGTGTAGTTGTATTTAAATTAAATGCAAACTTAGGAGAGGTTAAAGAAATAGTTGTCGCTGTCCAAGTCGTATTGGTTGCACCTCTTACAATCTTTATGGGTGGTAAATCTTCATTAATAATAATTAAAGTATCAGCAGATTGAGTAAATGCTAATTTATCAAAAGATATATCACCAAAAGAAAGTGTTAGATAATTATTACCGCTTCCATTTATATTAGTCAGTAAAGCTCCAGATTTAAAAATAAACATTTTTACATTATTAGTAGCTCCTGTTCCTGTCTTAACAAATGCAAGCATAAATGTATCAACAGTAGAAAATTCAAAGGGTATAAGTCTTATCCCTTGCTGAGCAGTAATTCCTGATCCTAGATCACTTGTTACATCTAATAAAAATTGTGTTCCTGGTCTGCGTTCTATTGCGCCTTGAGGAATACAAACAATGTTTGTCGCTTTTTGTAAAGCATTTTGATATTGTTGAATATCAACTCTACCTTTTACCAATGGATCAAACTCGCCCATAGTAAATGACGATTGATACTGAACAATCCTAGACATTAATTTCTAACCTCAGTTAACAGATACTGAGCAATGACAGGCGGTGTTTCTCCAGCACCATCAATGTTAATAGCTGTTCTGAAATAACCTCCTCTGTTGTTGTCGGCAGCTGTGCCTAATGCAATTTGTTTATAATATGCACCTTTCTCTGTTTGATCTGTTATTGGTTCGGCTAAGTTCCAAGCTAACATATACACTAGTAATTGTGTAAAGTAACTCGGTAGTTTGCCTTCAACCACATCCTGTTGATAATCAACAAAAATTTTATCTCTATCTGTAAGAAGTGTTTCGCCTTGCACTTGCCATTCACCATTTATTTTTGGTGAGCCTCGGTCACCACTTGCATAAACCGCTCTCGGAACACTATTAAGCATATCAGGGGGGAGGGCATATTGATATAAAAAATGTGCTGTTGGTGCGGTGGA